TTTCTCCCTATGAGGTCTATGGAGCGGGCCACAGTGCCACTAAATTCGTGACCACCGTCACAGGTTCTGGAAACACTAGAATCGCCAGAGGCACCCATATGAAAACAGACTCAAACCAAATAACCGATAGCGGTATCGTTGACCTCTCGCTGATGTCAATGAGCCCCTATGATTATTATGGGTTTGGTTCGAGCGGAACTATTAAAGTCACCATGGCGTAACAATGAAACCGCCGGCCAAGAAGGCCTTCGATGTCAATGAGCAGTCAGGCATCCAGTTCAGCCTTTCGTTCCTGATTCAGGTGTTGGCCACGGTCTGCCTTGCCGTGTGGGGATACAGCCAACTAGACGCGCGGATTTCTACCGTCACAAACTCTCTAAGCACCGCTGCCTCAAAAATACATACTATAGAGACCGATCTAAAAGAAAACCAAGATAAGCCTATACCGAGCGATCATGTGCAGAATACAAAGCTATTCGCCCATGAGCGAGAGCTTATGGAGCTGAAAACCCGCATCGCGGTTCTTGAAACCCGGCTCTACGAGGTAACCGCGCGCCGACAATGACGCCCGCCGAGGATTGGACAAAACGATGAGCAGTACACCAACGGCGATTCTGGGGCTCCAGAAGCAAGGGACAGGCGACAATAGTGGCAGTTGGGGCGTTGTGGCAAACACCCAGCTGGACCTTGTAGAAGAGGCCATCGCCGGGACGACCACAGTGTCTCTGGCCAGTGCCGACGTCGTGCTAACGACAACCGATTACGCGGCCAATCAGGCTCGCCCCAGCCACATTCTCGCGAATGGCGCTTTAGCCGCCAGCCGGACGATCACGGTCCCGGCCAAGTCCAAACTTTACTGCATAACGAACTCAACAACACAGACGACGGACTATCAATTCTCGGTGACGATCAAAACGGCTTCCGGCACCGGTGTGACAATCCCGTCTAGCGGTCGTCCAGTTTGGGTCCGATGCGATGGCACAAACGTCGTGGCGGTCAACGGCCTCCCGTTCTGCTCTGTGGGCACGACCACGCACATCTCGTTGGCCGATACCGACAATGCGGCCGCACTGACTTGGGCGGCGGCAGATCAAATCTCAGATCTGTGGGGAATGGCCGACCACGCCAACAATCGCATCACTCCGCCGGCGGGCTGCGAGTTATTTCAAATTACGGTGAATGTGCTGATGAACGAGGTCATTATCCCGACGACGACACAGGCGTCAGTTGGGATTATGTGGCAGAGCGGTTCGCCGGGCTCCACGAACGGGATGCCATATCAGTTGCGCACAACGCAATCGGGCGCTGGCGTCGCGACCAACTATGTTTTCGCGACCGGCTTATTCCACATGCCGAACAAGACTCTCGGGTCCACCGATCGCCTAGATTATTTCACCTTCGAGGCTCAGTTGAATGTCTCGACAGCGTCCGCCCAGGTCAACGCGTTCGAGATCAACGCGGTGGCCCTACGATGACGATGGTCTCGTTGCAGCCCAGGCCAGGCATCTTCACAGATGAGGCGTCGGGGGCGAGCGGTCAGCCGTTCTCCTATGTGGGCGGTAGCCTGGTCCGATTTTATGCGGGGCGGGCGGAGCAGATTGGCGGTTGGATCAAGAAAACCAGCACACCGTTTGCCGGAATGGTCCGCGCGTTGCTCAGCTCGGCGGAGTTGAACGGCACACGCAACCTATTCGCTGGCAGCCACACTGCGCTGGAAGTTCTGCAAGGCGGTGTGATCAATGACATCACGCCAATCTCGGCGGCGGCGGTGGCCCTCGGCACCGATCCTGTCAGCACCACCAGCGGCGACGCGACAGTAACCATTACCGGAACGCATGGTTTGATCGTTGGCCAGCGGACGGTGCTGGCAGCGGCTTCTGGAGCCGTCGGGGGCCTGACCATCGATGGCACCTGGACGGTGGCCACAGTGCCTGGCGTTGGCAGTTTTACGTTTGAGGCATTGGCCCCCGCCAGCTCTAGCGCAACAGGCGGCGGCGCAAGCATGACCAGCCAGGGGCTGTTGGTGCCAGGTGTGGCCGATGGCACATTCGAGTATGGCTGGGGCGTCGGGGGCTATGGCGAGGGGACCTATGGCACGGCGCGATCGGCGAGTGACATTGTTTTGCAGCCTCGCGTCTGGTCGCTCGAGGCCTATGGCGAGGACGCGATCGCCGCGCCGGGGCAACAGGGGAAAATATACTACTGGGATGCGTCGAGCAGTGTGGGAGTTAGGGCCGCCGCCATTACGGGTGCGCCCAATTGCAATTTTGTTATCGTCAATCCGCAGTCCCGGCACCTAATTGCGTTTGGCGCGGATAACGACCCGATGCTCATTAAATGGGCAGCTCAAGGCACGACGACCACGTGGGCGGCGGCGGCAACGAACGATGCCGGCGATGTCCGGCTGCTCGATGGTTCAGAGGTGCGTGGCGCGGTGCGGACCAAGTCCGAGATTATTGTCTTCACGGATACCGCCGCGTACAGTTTGCGGCATATCGGCGGGGCCTTCGTTTTTCAACTAAGCAAGCTGGCGTCGGTGGCTCCAATCCTGGGCCAGAATGCCGCGATCGCGAATGACACGTTTGTTGCCTGGATGGCCGATGGCCAGTTCCAGGTCAGCGACGGCGTTGTCCGCGCCATCCCGTGCTCGGTGCTGCGACATGTGTTCGACGCGACGCAGGGTCCTGGCATCAATCTGGCGCAGCGCCAGAAAATTCAAGCGTTCTCAAACACCGAATTTGCCGAAGTCGGGTGGTTTTATCCGTCGGCCGCCAGTGACGAAATCGACCGCGTGGTCGTCTGGTCGTATGCCGAAGGCGACAACGTGTGGTGGACTGGCGAGCTATCGCGAACCGCTTACATCGATCGATCTATCGAGGTTTCGCCGTCTGGCGTCGATGCGAGCGGGTTTGTGTACGATCACGAAATGCCCGGCGCCGGAAATGATGGGAACCCGCTGGCCTCTTATATCGAGACCGGCGGCGCTTTCATTGGCGAGGGCGAGGATTTGTACGCGATCCGGCAGGTCTATCCCGATTTCAAAATGGCGAATGCAAATGGGTCCAACGCGCTCAGTTTTCAGCTGTTTTCTCGCATGTATCCTCAAGGGCCGGAGACCTCCGGCGTGGCGAGTGCCGTGATTTCGGATACGGCCACCGTCGATACGCGGATTACCGGCCGCCAGATCCGGTGGAAAATCTCGGCGAACAGCAGCCAGCTGCAATACCGTGTTGGAAAGCTGCGCTATGACGTCGAGTTGTTGGGTGCGTCGCGATGACCGCCGTGCGCTTCCCCGATCCGCCGACGGACCCGGCATTGCTGCCCCTGTGGGCGGCGAACCTGGTCCGCGATCTGAACCAAGCATTCGACGGGACGGCGGAACGAGTGGCCGGTGATTATGTAGTGACATCGACGGCGACGAGCCGAACGCTGCCAGTGGCTACGGCGTCGCTGGCTGACGTTGGGAATGTGTTGGCGACGTTAATCGACGATCTCCAGGGGGGATGATGGAGCGGCTGGACCGGTTGCAAAAAGCTCTCGATTTCGGCGGGAATACTCACTCACTCGGCGACGTGGCCCGCGCGGTGAAAGAGGGTACGGCGGAATGGTGGCGCGGCGAAAACAGCGACATTCTAACGGAATTTTACGAGTACCCGATGTCCGGCCGCGCTTGTCGAGTGTGGCTGGCGAGCGGCGATATGCGGGAGTGCCTCAAAATGTATGACGATATCGAAGCGTGGGCGCGGCGTAACGACGCTGAGCGCATGGAGATCGTGGGCCGGCGCGGGTGGCGGCGGGTGATGGCCAAACGGGGTTTCAACGCGGCTGGTGAGTCGCTGATCAAGGGGTTGAAGACATGAGCAAGGGCGGCACCAAAACCAGCACATCGACGACCGAGATCCCGGAGCCGTATCGGCGCTTTGCCGAGAACCAGTTGGCTGCGGCGGGGACGATGCAAAACCGCCCCTATGTTCGCTATGAGAGCCCCATGGTCGCCGGGTTCAACAGTATCCAGCGCGATGGCATGACCGCCATGCAGAATCTAAAAAAACGAGGATACGGCGGGGGAATCGCGCGCGAGGGCATGGCCGCCACACAGGATTTAAAGCAACGAGGGTACGGTGGGGGAATCGCGCGGGAGGTTGCCGGGTACACCCCAGGATCTATCGCATCGAGCGATTTATCCGCTTATCAGAACCCCTACGAAGACCAGGTGGTCGCGCGCTCTCTCGCCGACATCGACCGGTCGCGCCAGATGGCGATGCAGGGCGTGAATGATCAGGCCGTCTCGGCTGGCGCATTTGGTGGCAGCAGGGCCGGAGTGCAAGCCGGGCTGACGAACGAGGCTTACGGCAAGCAAGCGGCCGACACGGCGGCTCAACTGCGCCAGGCGGGTTACCAAAATGCCCAGACCATGGCCGGCGCGGACATCGCTACCGGATTAAGCGGCGCGCAATTGCGCAACCAAGCCGCGAGCCAACTCCAGCAATCGTCAACGGCGGCAAACGCAGCTGAGCACGCTAGGATCAAGGCTCAGATGCAAGCCGCGGATCAACTCCGGCAATCGTCTGTGGCGGCAGATGCAGCCGAGCAATCCAGAATCAACGCCCAGATGCAAGCCGGCGGAGCATATCAGCAAATGGACCAAAGTGGTCTGGACCTAGCACATAGAGCGTTCTTAGAAGAGATGAATTACCCGATTTCCGCCTTGAGCATAGGCCAATCAATTTTAGGTCAGACACCCATGGGGAGCACGACGCGCCAGGCAGTGCCTCGGCAAAGCATGCTGCCAGGGTTGTTGGGCGGCGCCGGCAAGTTGGCTATGGGCCTCGGCAAAGGGGGGCTCGGATGGGCGCCGTTCTGCTGGGTCGCGCGCGAGGTCTACGGAATTGATAACCCGAAATGGCTGATTTTCAAGCGCTGGATGCTCGACGAGGCGCCGCAATGGTTCCGCTCGTTGTATCTGGCCCACGGCGAACGGTTCGCGTTGTGGATCGCCAATAAGCCGCTGCTAAAGCGGGTCATCCGAGCGGGCATGGACCTGGTCGTTGATCGGAAGATCCGCGAGGCCCGGCATACTGAAACCGCATTCATTGGTCACGTCCGCTTAATAGTTAACGGAGCTGACTGATGGCAATCAATATACCGATGGCGACCCCTGGGTTGTTGGCCAATCCGCAGCCCTACGTCAATTTGGGTCTGCTGGCGCCGCAGGGCGGCCAGGCAGCACGGCTTCAAGCGCCGCCAGCCAGCATGGGTGGTCAGCAGCAGATGGGCCTGGGTGGCGCTCTGGGGAGCTTGGGCGACGCATTCTCCAGCATGGGGAAAGCCAACCGGGATCAGGCGGAGTTTGAAAGCCGCCAAGCGCGTAGCGCGGCCGCTCTCCGAGCAGCCGAAGAGAAGGCCGAAGCGGAAAAATCTGAGACGAAATACTACGGGGTTTTGGAGAGAGCATTCCTTTCAGATAACGTCACCGTCGGTTCCAATTTGGTTCAGGCGGCGGCGGCACGGGCGACGGGGAGCCCTTCGCCATCAGAGATGAATCGCATCCCCGAGGTGACTGAAAGTGCCTCCGGTCAGCGGCCGGCTCGATATCCGGACATGCCCGAGGTGATTGATCCCTATGACACTCCCATGGAACGGCCCATAGGAGGGGGAAGTCTTGATGAGTGGCGCGCTGCTCAGCTCGCCCCAACGGCGGTCGAGATGTTGGCAAATGCTCCACAGGAGATTAGCAGCCGTGAGGGGATGCCGGGGCCGGTGATCACTCCTGTGCCGCAGATCAGACGATATATGATGGGATCAGGCGATGACGCCCAGATTGCCGCCGCGGTCGGAACGGGGGCCTCGCCCCAAGCCGGGTCCGACAACGCCTTTGCTCCTCTCGCTGCCCAGGTTGAGGCGCTCAAGCCGGGCCAGAAAGACCTCTTCCGCGCGCTTCTGAAAAGTTCCATCGGGTCGAGGCACAAAGAGGGGATTATGCAGTCCTTTAAACTGTTGAAAGAATGGATCGACCCACAAGCCATTCAGAAGGCGGCTATGCCGTTGTTCGGCCAATACGAGAAGCAAGGCACTCTATACCGTCAGGCGCTCACTTCGTACCGAACGCTGGTCTCAAACTCAATGCTGACCGACGCTTCGGCCAAGGTGACGATGGTAAAATCGTTTTTCGGCATCCTCGAGCCGGGATTGATGGTCACCGACTCCGAGGCCGAAAGCCTGGCGTCCGGCCGATCGATTGAAGACAATGCCAAGGCGAGGCTCTGGGGTGCTTTTGCGGGCAAGCCATTGACGCCAGAGCTGCGTGATTCGATGCTCATCTCGTCGCAGAAAAGCATGCAAGCGCGGCTGGAGGCCCAACAGGACGTCGACAAGCAATATAGGCCTATGTTCGAGGCCTTCGGCGCTGAGATGCCAACGCCGATCACCCCAGAACACCTGAAAGAACTGGACGTAACCCACGGCGTGGCAAATTTTTCCCATAGCAAGGTCTTCGAGGGGGCTCCAATTAAAGATATCTTGGAATACGAATTCGACGACGCGCTGAGATCTCCCGGCGAGATAACGCGCTGGTGGCGATCGTTGTCTCGTGAGCAGAAACAAGAGGCGGCGAACCTCGATTACTGGACATACATATTGTCAGAGCTAAAAAGAGCCAAGAAACAGCGCGCCGAAATAGACCAAATAGACCAAATAGACCAAGTGGATGGGGGCGCATCATGACACATTCGGCCCAACACACCAAGGATGCGGTGGATGCGGCAGACAGAGCCGCCGCCGATGGCGAGCCTCCGTTGGAAAGTTTTCTCAACGGCATAGCGGGCGCGATGGTTGGCGTCGGGGAAGGCGTCGAGCGCGCCATTGTTGGCGCTCCGGGCATCGCCGGCGATATGGCCGGCTTGGTGAACATGCTTGCCAAGGAATTCGGCTGGGCCGACGACGTCTCCTGGTTCGACAAGCTCCGAAAAGGGGCCTATGGCAAGATCCCCGGCACGGACATTGATCTCGCCACCCTTGCTAGTGGGTCGGAATATTTCATCAAACATGCGGGCGAGGCTCTCGGCAAAGTACACCCGAGCTTCGATTTCTCCGCCGTTGTGCCTCAAGGCCAATCCACGCGCCAATATTTCCGGACCATGGCTGAGATGGGAACGCCAGTCGGGTTGGGAACAGCGCCGCTCGTCAAAGGGGCCGGCGCCTTGAGAAGATTGCTTAGCGGTCCCCAAAAGCCTGGCGCCGTGAGTAGAACCCCGGACGTTCCGCTATCTGCATATGCGGGAGACACGCCGCCACCGGTCCGGCCTGTCGGGCAACCGTCGGTCCAGGCCCAAGGGCTATTGGATGAGGCGACACCAACGATGCGTCCTGGCGTCCCGTCCATTCCGGGTCCGCCGCCGAAGCCGCCCTTCCTTCGTGGGATGAGGCCGGACCCATATGGCGCTGGCGCTGGGGCGGTCGGGGGCTTCGTGCATGAATACACAAAACAGCATCCGGAGCTTGGCATCAACGAGGTGGCCGGCGGTTTGGGCGGGTCCTTGATCGCGAGCTTATTAGGTCGTGGGGGTGCGCAGACGGCGGGCAATTTCATCAAGAATCGGCTCCCTGAAGCCGGCAGCTTCGAGATGCGCAAAGCCGAGCAGCTCATGGAGGCAGCAGAGGAGTTCGGGATTCAGCTGTCCCCGGCCGAGGCGCTGGCGGCGGCTGGCGATGCGCGTATGAATCAAATATTTGCCGACATCACCGCGTTTCAAGATAGCAACAAGCCGGGCGCGCTAGCGAAAAAGCGTGAGGCGGAGGGGCAACTGAAAAAGGCCCTTCATGGCTTCTTATCAGGAAGAGTCGCCGGCAAAAACGGACTAGAGGTTGAGGGAACAGCGGCGGAAGCTGCGCGAAGAGCCGACGAGGCCGTCGTCACAGCAAGGGAGCGGTTGGCCGCAGGGCCGGCCGGTAAATTGTTTGAAGAGGCGAAAGACACCGAGGTGGACCCTGACTGGGTGGCGGGGCTGGGTGAGCGAGCATTGGCCGCATCGAGGGACGCCGGGCCTGGGTCTAAAATCGCCCAGGCTTACAAAAAATTCGCTGACGGGCTGCAACGCCTCGATGTTGAGTTTGACGAGACGGGGAAGGCAACGGTTAAACCCGTCGACCAGCTGAGGATCGGGGCTTTGCATGACAGTTATAGAGAGTTGCGCGAGGCCCTCGAGAAACAGAAAGTTGGCGGCGAGGTGGTCCCCCAACAGAGATTGAGCGCTTTACAACAAGAGTTGGAAGGCGGCCTGGAAGCTCGCTCGCCGGAATTCAAAGCGGCGATGGATATATATCGGAAATATGAGCCGGAATTCGAGAACATCAAGACTACCCGGTCTGGAATAGTTGCGGGTTGGAACGAAGGCAAGTCGACCAAGTCGAGAGCCGATGACCCGATCACGCCACAGGGATTCGCGGACTTGTTGCTGCCAAACAATGCCTTGATTACGCCGAAACAAATCAAGGGATTCTTCGATACCCTGCGGCGCGGCGACGACTCGATCATTGATAAAATTCACAGATCTCTGGGCGAGGATGGGCTCGCGCAAGGGACGGCAAAACCCGGAGCCGATGAGCTGATCAGGCGGCTGGTCGCGGAGATGTTAGCTGCGCGAATGCAGGAGGCATTCAACAAGCCGAACACGTTGCAGGGGGCTCGGGAATACAGCCGTGTGAAATATTTCCCCGAGGACAAACAGGCCGCGGTGAAACAGCTCTTGCGCGAGGCCGCGCAATCATCCGGCCAGGACCCGGATGGCCTGGTGAACGGGTTCCACCGGCTCATGGAGGTATTTTCGGCCGCGGCAGAAAGCCCGGCGATTGGATCTCCAACAACCGGCCGCGGGGCGTCTGCGTTGGAGGCCGCACAAGCAACCTCTGGAGCGAAAGTGGCATCGTTTGCTGACGTTGCGACCCCTGGGTCGAAAAATTTCCTTTTCTCGCGCTTTAGCGCTGCCAGCCTCGAGGGTGGGCGGAGAGCAGTCTACCAGGCGCTGGGGGAAATCCTCACGCGACCCGATGGGCTGGAGATCCTAAAAGGCCTGGCGACCAAAAGCGGCAGCGGTGGCGCGAACGCAAAACTCGCCGCGCGGGCTGTCATCTCGATGATAAATGAGGTGCAAGCCGACGCTCGCGAGGAAAAGCGCAGTCTGCGAGGTACAGAGTGATCGCGGCGAGGGTCTCGCGCCGTGACGCCCGCTGAGCGCGATCGGCTCGCGAAAGCCGAGCAAGCCATCTCCGATATGCGCGACGATATCCGGGCGATCCGCGGGGACTGCCAGCAGCTGACCAAAGCGCTGCATATGGGGCGTGGCGGGTTTTTCGCCATCCTGCGCCTCGGCGCTTTTCTAGCTGCACTCGCTGCGGTCGGCGCGTGGCTCTACGAGCATTTCCGGTGACAATCATTCCATCGATCGGCGACTTGCAGGTTGCCGCAAAAACGCTTTACGGCGAGAGCCGAGGCGAGCCGGACATCGGCCAGCAATGGTGCGCGGCGACAATTGTTTGCCGGGCTGAGCGCGGCGGTTGGTGGGGCTCGACGCTGGGGACCGTCTGCAAAAAGAAATGGCAGTATTCCTGTTGGAACGCCAACGATCCGAACCGTCCGGTTCTTGAGGCGCTGCAACCTGATGCCCCCGAGTTTCTCCGCGCGCTGAACAATCTGACACATGTGTTGCGGCACGGGGTTGGCGATCGGCCAACGCATTATCACGCCACATCAATCACTCCCAGCTGGAGCGATGCGGAGACGATGCGGTTCATTTGCACAATTGGCCGGCATAACTTTTACGAGGAGACATGACATGGAAGAGATCATTGCTTTTTTAACGAGCGGCGAAGTGGCCGGTTGGGTGTTCGCGGTTACCGCGTTGGTCACTGGATGCAATGCCATCACGGTTTTGACGCCGACCAAAGTCGATGATCGCGTGATCGACGGCATGCTGGCGGTGCTCAATTTTCTGTCCATGAATTTTGGCCGGAATAAAAACGCCGACGATGTTTAACGCGTTATCGCTGATCGGCAATATCGCCGGGCTGTTCAAGTCGCTTGCCGATTGGTGGGGCCGCCGACAATTGATCGAGGCGGGAAAACGCGAGGCGGAGGCAGAAATCAATGCGGGGCAGCTTCATAAAATTGGCCGTGCCAATCGCGCTCGCCGCGATAGCAACGGGGTGCGCCAGCCGGACTTCCGCGATTAGCGACGTCTCGTGCCTGGCGTTCACGATTATCGAGCCTAGCCGCGCTGATACCGCGGAGACGCTGCGCCTGATCGGCCAGCACAATGCGGCCTGGCGAGCCCTATGCTCCGGCCCATAACATGACTCCCTTGTCGGTGGCCGTGGTGCTGATTATCGGTCAGCTGATGCAGACGCCGGTCGGCGTGATCTTTTTCCCGTCAGACCAGATCGGCTACGACACCCTCGAGGAGTGTTGGGCGACGGCTATCAGAATCACGACTGACGCCAAATCGCCGCAGGTCGGGTTCTGCGCTCCCGTGCCGCGAAAATCAAAAGCCGCCCAGCGATAGTCCCGGCTCCGGTCGGGGCCTTTTTTTGCGCCTAGATTTTGGTGAGTGGCATTGTTTTTGATACGCGATGAGGTCATCGACGGCATAGGCAATTCGCCCGCAATATGTGGTGGCGGAAAGATCTCCGGCCGTCGCGATACGAGTTAGCCGGTTCCGCGTCAACCGAAAAGCCCCGGTTGGGTCTAAAAACCGAACGGCCTCGGAAGGCGTCAAAAGTTCGTTCATAGATCAGCGCCGGCATGGATGACCAGGGGTTGTACCCGGTGGCGTCGATCCCAGATCAACCACTGATAACTGTGAATTGGCTGCTTCAGCCTCTCCTCGTTCCACCATGGGCGGAATTGCAGTCGGATCGAGGCGGCGAATGGCGGTTCCCAGTAAGCCGACCGGGATTTTGCACAGTCCCACTGTATCCGGACCAGAATCGCAGCCAGCTCGAGCCGTCTGGTGGTCACCGCTCGGATCAGATGCTGGGTGATATCATCGACGGCTGGACGGCCATAGGGCGGGTTAGTGACCACAGACCGGATGTGGGGCAGCCGCACGTCGGTTATCGATCCGGGCATGACCCCCGCCAGGCCAGTTCCCGTCGTGCGGGTGCATGGATCTAAAGCCGGCATCGGCACGTCCCACGCCGAGGTCAGCGCTATCAGGCACCGCGGGTCCAGTGTCGCATATCCGTCGTCTGGCAGTCGGTCGAACCGGCTTTGGACGTAGGAATTATCCATTGAGACCTACAGCGCTTGGGTCGTGGTCATCGATATGGTGATTTGATTCCCCTCGAGCCCGACTACCAGATTGGCGTGATCGGCGATAGCGGCGTTCAATCTCTTCAACGCGCCTCGCAGGTGATCAACTTTCACAGCGGTCAGATCCGGCGGCTCCAAGGAAAACCCCGCCTCTGCTGCTACCTTTGCAGCCAATCCCGCCTCCGCGATATTATTGCTATGTCGCGTATGCCTCTCAAATGTGTGCCATTCCCAACCCTCGATCGGAGAAACGCGAATCACGCTGCCGTCGGCAGATATCTCGGCCTGTGGGTATGCCGAGAAAGTGCCCTCCTCCGGGACGCGGTCGCGCAGAGCTTGGGCTATGAGCCGCCGCGTCCACTCGGTGATGGGGACATAAACGCTGTCGCTACCAGACCGGGTCAGCTTGACTGATTTTTTGCCGCGGATGATGGGCTGCTCTGTCCGAGTAAAGAGCAACCTGCCGTCGGGCGCCACTGCGGTTTGCACATAGGCTCCGGGCGGCCATCGGAGTCCCGAGTCAAAATACGCGCGGAACACCGCTGTTTTTGAAATCCGGCATGGAATTGCAGAATATGTCACCTCGGTGGGCGTGTCCTCTCGCCATTTCGGAGTCTCAGTCTGCTGGTGTGTCATCATCAGTCCCTCCCTAATTGTGAAAGCATTCTCGCTGCGAGCGCGCTTGGCAGCTTCCTTCTTCCTTTCCCGAATCGGGTTCAGGCCAGTTTTCGCGAGCCGTCGCCATTTGTCGGCAAGCTCACGCGCAGATTTGAGCGAAACCGACCTGACACCACCCAATCCCATATCGTGTCGCTTGCCATTCAGCGTGAATCGGAGAATCCACTGCCCGGAATCCTTAGACTGCTTATGGAGCCACAGACCGCCTCCATCACCATATTTTCCGGAAAGAGCATTCTGGACTCGCAGCGCAGATAGGCGATTGGTTGCATGCATGGGATTCTCCCTAAAGAGCCTCGGCGAATCCGAACAAACCGAGCGTCACTGCGGCCGCTATGATGGCAATCAAGCCGGTGACGCCGATCCAATTGCACGGATCATTCAAAACGGCACACCCGGCCTATCGGGGCTCTCGGCGGCGCCGTCTCCCTTGCCGCCGAGCATGGTCAACTCGCCGCGATAGCGCTGCAAAACGATCTCGGTGGTATATTTTTCCTGGCCCTGCTGATCGGTCCATTTCCGGGTCTGTAGTTGGCCCTCCAAATAAACTGACGAGCCCTTGCGCAGATATTTCTCGGCGACCTCGGCGAGCTTTTCATTGAAGATCACCACGCGGTGCCATTCCGTTTTCTCCCGCATGTCGCCGCTGTCTTTATCTCGCCATTTTTCGGATGTTGCGATGCTGA